GTTAGGATCGTAGGTCTCAAGATCTACAGCCACATCTTTGTAGCCTGTCAGGTCTGGATACTCTGGCGGTATGTTCCAGTCCTGATCTATTAGATCTAGTTCCCCTTTGATCTGGTGGTGTAATGCACTGCCAAACAGGTTTACCTGCATGTTATTTCTCCTCAATGAACTCCGCACCCAAGGCGGTGTATCCTGCTTTATCGATCCACGAATCCTCGTGGTTTATTGTTTCTATTAGTCTGCTCGTTTTTACCCAGTCCATCATCAACGTGACGTGGGCCGGAGTTATTTGACCATGCTTTTCTATGGCTCCTTCTATTATTATATTCCATCCATCGGCAATGCGTTGGTGGTTTTGGTATGCATCACCGTAGTCCTTGGCCCTGTCACCATGGATTAGTTTTGCTGCTGTCTCTAAAACCTTTTGGCGTTTCATTGGATTTTTTTCTCTTCCTGTTCCTTTGGATAAAAAACTAAAACAAAACTACCGCACTCCGGACAGCTTAAATTTGTTTCTATACTGTATTCCGGGTCTTCCTCATCTATATCATGATCTCCGCCCTGAATCATTTGTTCTCCGCAGTATAAACATTTCATATCGTGTACCTGTAATTTGTTTTTGCTTGAAGTAAGTAGAGACAATGTCTTGCTCTGGTTATGCCGACGTAGAACGCTCGATGCTCATCGTCGGGGTAATCGCTTTCGCTGCATGCTTTGGTCGTTCCTAGATACACCAAACAGTTGTCATCCTCACCACCCTTCATGGCATGAAAAGTAGACAGGTTGATTCTAGGTTCCGACAGCAAGTCATCTCCGCGTCTTGCCATAGCTGCAATGTAATCTTGCTCCACTGATCCAACACGTAGGACTTCGTATCCACTATGCTCTGCTCCTACCAATAGACCATACTCCTTTTGCAGTTCTTCCATCGTTAATTCCGCATCAGGAGCCAACACATCTAACCTCTGTGTAAACCCACGTTTAACCACTGCGTTCTGTCCCTGCTTGGGTACAGATGAATACAGATCCTTGATCCTTTGTAGCCCCACCTTCTTGTCCTGACACAGATCACTCCATGTAAACAGATTAGAAACCAGTTTGTTTGAGATGCTCGGCCTACCCTTGATAGAAAACTTAAATCCCATCTCCTTTATTTTCTTTGCCATGTCATGGACGAACCCATTGGTTCGAGCCATCAAAGTCCACGACCCTTCGTGCAGTGGTGCATCCTCGAGGTGGTATATCCACTCGACAAGTCCCTCTTCTTCCCGAGGTTTGAATACTTTCAAATGCCGATCATCAATCCTGTTCGCAACAATCTTCGCTAGGTTATGCACAGAACTTGGGATTCTGTACGATTGATCCAACACTTCTATGTTATCCGTACATTTGTTGAACAGTTGCACATCCACCCCTGTCCATCGGTGGATCGCTTGGTCATCATCCCCTGCAATAAACACCTGATCAGCATGGTCCGCTATCTTCGACACCATCTCCCACTGCATTGGGGTAAAGTCTTGAGCCTCATCAACAAACAGATAGTCCAAACTCGGTGGCTCCCCGACCTGAATGTACTTGTCGATCATGTCCACATAGTCAAACTTGTTTGTGGATCGTTTGTATTCCTCAATCTGATTGTGTAACTGCACCAACTTGGGGTAGTGAAGGGATCTATCAGACGCTTCATTGTACTCTTGATCCAAAGTTACCATGCGTAAACGCGCACGGCCCACCATCTGTAGGTAGTCGGCTCCCGATCCTCCAATCGACGGCACTGCTAAACCATCATCAAGTGCATTCGACATCCTACCTTCGAACGTCAGCCCTACATCACGGCCCACGTTGTCGTAGTCTTCCTTGTTCATGATGTCCGTTACCTGTAAACCCAAACCCCTGAATCCAAACGAGTGGCTCGTTCTCATAAACGGAAAGTCTTTTGGCTCCAACTGAAACTCAGCGCAAGCACGGCCCACCATCTCCTCAATAGCCTTACGTGTAAAAGATATAACTCCAATGCGAGAAGGACTTGTGCCTCGGTCCAACGCACCACGGATCTCCTCAATCAAACGGTAGGTCTTACCACAACCAGGTGGCCCCAATATTAATTTAGCTTTCGGTATCATATTCTTTTCCCCTTGGTCTGGTGTTAACCCAGTCCTCAATCTCTGTCAGAACCCAACGGCTCGAGGATCTTTTGTTTGTCTCGTCTCCCAAGACAATAGGTTTCGGAAAGTCTCCGGTCTGCGATAATTTATATATGTAGGATTTCGATACGCCTAACATCTCGGCGACCTCACCCACTCGCAGCAGTCGATTAGAATGGGATTTCATTGCTATACTCCTTTACAGGTAATTCTATTTCTTCCTCTTCAAAGGCAGGGACAAACCAACATCTAACCGTTGTTCTTACTTCACCCTTTGGCCCACGTTTATTTATGTTTTGTTTTGTTGAGTCTCCCCCCAAGTCTCGTATCATCTGGGTTATCTGTCCCCGACTTGTAATGTTAAACCGTCTATTGTGTAAGAACTCTAGTAGTCCTTCCAGTTTAAACTTGGTGGTTCCTGCATCTGTCCAAGGCTTGTTCATTAGAATCTCTTCCGGTGCCATGGCTCTGATGTTACTTGTGCAGTATGTCTCGAGCAGATCCTTGAATTGTCCCGATATAGTAAGTTCATCTGGCACATCGATATACGTTGCCTGGCTCATCAAACCATTGACCATCTGCTGCCACTTCTGTTGTTTCGTAGTCGAAGGCATGAACATACATTGCTCCATACAAGCACGTTGCCAAAGCATTTGGTTCTGCAACTGCTCTGTTGAAAGCTGTATCCGTGTGCCGTTCACATCCATGAAATACAAACGTGGTTCAGACAACATGATCGTTAGACCACCAACCTGTGGTGCATCCGGTGCATCCTGACCTATACCGAAATTAGCCAGTACACACATAGATGGATCGCAGTACGACTTGAACGGTTCTTCCTTACAAGTGTACCCCCAGTCTTTCTTCTCATGCTGTTTGATTACGGTCTGCACCTCTGAGGATGGAAGGGGCGGAGAGAATAATGTGCGGTTGTATTCCTCCAGAGCTGCTTGCCAACTGTCGGGAAACTTCTTCTTGCAGTACACACCCATAAAAAACAAAAGCTTGTTCCTTGGTGCTGACTGTGGGCCATCTGCAAAGATGTGTCGTAAACATGGAGGCCCATCTTCGAAATGTTTTCTTACAGATTGAGTAGCACGTATAGCCTCCAAGTCAGATAGGTTCACACTCTTGTTGTCTATCTCTGTCAGGAACTCATCCAACTCCATCGCTTCTATTTTCTTATTGTAGCAAAACCTTTGTGGCATCTCAGCATCAAAGTATGGCATGTTAATAAAGTTACCAACATCTCCACGCTCGGCTATGATCTTGTCTTGCTTCGGGAATATCTCACATCCACTGTGGCCCAAGAGTATTGCCATCTCTGTTAGATACTCTCTAGCTACAGCAGCAGGTTCCCAGTCTTTTAGGAACACATACAAATGTGCACCCCCCGATTTAGATCGGCAGTGTAGTAAGGGGAGATCCAACTTGCAGATCTTCTCCTGTAATTCTTTGTGGTTTAGATCGTAGACATCTACATCGATGGCCCCGAACTTACACATGTTATCTTCGTTAATCGGGATGGCCCCGACACCTTGCTTGCCGTCGATGTGCCCTTGCACAATCTCCTCAGTCAGTGGCTCCCGAACGATCCTACTCTTGCCTTCGGCCTTACCGTCACGTCCCACTCGACCAACGGTAGTCGTTCCATGTGCCGCTGCTGCACCCATATAGGCAGCAAGCAGTCTTTTTGCTTGTGACATTTACTGCTCCTGTGAAATAAAGGGAGAGCAAGTGGACTACCTCACTCTCCCAAGGCTGCTTAAAACGGTATTTCTTCTCCGTCGTTATCAGAAGAACTAGAGGTGGAGTCTCCATGATCCTCTGGCGCAGCTTTCACTTCACCTGCGGCTACACTGTCACGAAATGACTTAGCCTCAAGCAGTAGTTCTCGGTTCTCTAACAAACCGATCTTTTCGATAGCGTAGTTGAACCACGTACCTTGGTCGTTCGACTCTTCAACAGTGGTAAACTTCCACTGAGTACCAAACAAAGGTGGCGTAACCAACTGACCAGTCTTTGGATGCTTAACTTTTTGCATCGCAATCTGTGTCTTCCAACGACGGCTGACCTTCAACTGGCTAGACTTCATATCCACCACAACAGGTTGAAAAGAACCCTCGTCATCCACAATCAAGCAGTAATGCTGATCTGATTTTACCAATTCGTTTCCGCTTGGTAGGATTTCTTTCGCGCCTTGACGCTCGGTCTTTGTCAGAACTGGATCAGTCGCGGCAATCTCCCCACGAAACCCACCGCCTTGTTCACGAGGTGTGAACTCTAGGTACTTGGTAGTCTGATAACATGGGACAATTGAAACACCATTATCCCCTGTCCAATGTTGCTTAGTCACAGTGTTAAACATATCGCCCTGCTCTGAGCCATCAATGTACTCAGCCTCACGCTTCTTTAACTGTGGTGACATAGCTTGCAGGATACGAACGAACGGGATCTGCATCTCCGAACTATCATATGCTGCGCCTTCCCCCGCAAATTCAAAGATGTCATCCATGACATCGGTAGAAACTGCGGTCTCTTTTTTATTTGCAACTGCATTAGCCATCTTTATTTCCTCCTTAACTGTGCTGCATTTGAAATGAATGCCCCGAACATATCGAGGTCAATAGGTTTACCATCCGTTACTCTCTCCCTTACAAAAGCTTTGAGTGTGGATGGATGCACATGGGTCTTGGTTGCAGGGTCGAATCCTGCGTCTTGTAAGATAGCAATCACATTCTTCGCGCTGTTATCTTGACCCTTGCCGAATGAACAGGTGACATCGTTCTTTATAATATCATCGCATCCATTCTCACGCAGCCATGAATAGGCTTCGTCTTTACGATCCTTCGGGATCGAAGCACTGACAATCATCTTGCGCTCAACAGTAAGACCGTCTACGTCGAGACGCTCTACCCCCATTTCATCCATGAGTGCAGGAATGTTTTCAACAGAGAGCCTATGCTTCTCCTGTTTCAGTGACTTGATATGATTCTCTGCGTCCTCGATTTGTTGCTCGACGTTGCGGAGACTTCGAACCAGTTGACTTAATTGTTTTCCGGTTCCAGTATCGACTGACGACAAGGCTGTCGATTCGTCAAACATGTCTTCAAATATATCGTTCATAAGTTTTTCCTCTTCAGGGTTGATTTATATGGTAGCCTCGTGCTATCCACATAGAGGACAATAGTGGAGATATATGATGACTGTCAACTACAAATTTAAAATAAAACCATTTGACCACCAGATCACGGCACTCGAACGTGGGTGGCAAAGACCAGAGTTCGGACTGTTCATGGAGATGGGGACTGGTAAATCAAAAGTTCTGATCGACAACTTAGGTATGTTGTATCAAGAAGGGGAGATAAACTTTGCTTTGATCATCGCGCCAAAGGGTGTGTACAGGAACTGGACCTCCAAAGAAATACCAGAGCATATGTCAGACGACATACCACATCGAGTAATCCGATGGGTAGCATCACCAAACAAAACCCAACAAGCAGAGATGAGATCCGTTGGTGAGGCATTCGAGGGACTTACAATCTTTGTAATGAACGTCGAATCTTTTTCCTCGGTCAAAGGTAGAACCGCAGGGGAATGGATGGGTCGTACGTTTGGACGAAATGGATTGATTGCTATCGACGAATCAACAACGATCAAGAACCATAAAGCCAAACGTACCAAAGCACTAATGAAGATAGCTTCTGCTTTCAAGTACAAAAGATTACTGACGGGTTCTCCTGTAACTAAAAGCCCTATGGATCTGTATTCGCAGTGTGAGTTCCTAAGACCCGGTCTCCTGGGTTACGATTCCTTCTACGCTTTCCAAGGCAGATACGCAGTGGTGCAAAGAAAGACCATGGGTAGCCACGCTTTCCAACAGATCGTAGGCTTTCGAAACCTTGACGAACTGACGTTCAAGATAGATCAGTTCTCCTATCGTGTACTGAAACAAGACTGTCTGGATCTACCGGACAAGATCTATACCGTACGGTATGTCGGGCTAACCAAAGAACAGCGAGACATGTACAACTCAATCAAGCAACACGCTCTCGTTATGTTGGACGACGGTGAACTGTCCACGGCTCCTGCCGTCATCACCCAGATGCTCCGGTTGCAACAGATCCTATCGGGACATCTCAAGACTG